GGCAATATATTTGCTATGTTGACGTATTTACGCAGAGAGTGGCAGTCATTTGGGGAGACTGTCACTATCAAAAATACTTTCAATGCTCAAGAAGATAACAGTCAATCAATAAGAAAAGATGATGATAGACCAGTTAAAACGAAAGACCGATACTGTTATAAAGCGGAACTTAACAGGTCAAAGTATTACCATGACGTACAAGGATTTTCACTTGGCCAATCTGATTTACACATTGATCCTACACAGTTTATAATGTATTCTGGAACAATTTCTAATGGGATAAGTTATGTTAATCAAGCACCAAGTTGCGGTACAGTTTTATCATTAAAATTCACTCCTGGCAACAGTTCTTTAATCGAGAATCTACATATTGAACCGTACAAAGTCGAAGTTTTAAAAATTGAACATGTTGGTAACGTCTCAAGAGCCACGTTGTTGTCGGATATCGTGTCCTTGAGCATAGCTCAAAAGAAATTGCTGCTCTACGGATTCACTAAACTTGGTGTACAGGGTTTAACTGGAGACGTTGTATCTGTTGAAACGAAAAGAATACCTACACCGACACAGACAAATCTCCTTACTATTGAAGATTCAATGCAGTGTTTTGCGTGGGATATGAACTGTGCAAACGCTCGCAGTACAAATCAAGATTCACGCTTAATAATATACGAGCAGGAAGACGGCTTTTGGAAAATAGTGACCGAGACTTTGTCTATAAAATTAAAACCTTATTTTAAAGCTTACGGAACAATGGGAGGCGCTTTTAAAAATTGGCTTGTTGACTCGGGATTTGAAAAGTATCAATATGATTATGTATACATGCGGGATGGCATGACCGTTAATGCACACACAATTACATATGTTAATCCATCAGGAAAGGCTGGTTTACAGCAAGACTGGAGACCAGCAACAGATTACAATGGTCAGATCACAGTTTTACAACCTGGTGACGGATTTTCAGTTTGGTATTATGAGGACAAATGGCAAATTAATCAGGCCATATATGCTAAGAATTTTCAATCAGATACACAAGCACAGGGATGTCTGGAGAATTTCGGGCCTTTGAAGTTTAAAATGAATTACATACCAGCATTTGCTGAAATTCGCAACAAACCAGGAAAAGTAAACTATGCATATTTGAATGGTGGATTTGCTCAAGTGGACGCTTCTGGTTATACTGGAATGGCTATTATATTAAATTTCGTATGCACTGGAGAGAAATTTTACGCGTCAGATAATAATACGAGAGTCGACGACAAAATCACACCTTTCATTTCATATATAGGTGACTATTACACTTTGTCTGGTGGAGACTTTTACAGACAAGGTTGTTGTGCTGGATTTGCTGCTGGTTACGATGATGTATCTCCAGAACATGATATAACTGTAAGCTACACCGTAATGAAACCTTCTGATCCAGATTTTGTAACCGGGGGAGAAAACTATGGAGAGAGTATTACTAGTGATTTAGAAGTGTCTATTAGGAATCTACAAGATCAAATAAATTCAATTATAGCTGAAATGAACATTCAACAAGTGTCGTCGGCGGTTTTTACGGCTATAACCAATTTAGGTGAGTTACCTGGATTGTTTTCAAATATTACAAAAGTGTTTAGCAAAACGAAGGAAGCATTATCCAAATTAGAATCTAGAAAAAAAACTTCGCCAATGCCGATAGCAGCCACTTCTATAATTGATAAAACTACTGTTGACGTGCCAAATTTGACTATAGTTAATAAAATGCCAGAAGAATATGAATTAGGGATCATTTATAATTCAATGAGAACGAAAAAATTAATTGAACAAAAAAAACATGATTTCAGTACGTTTACAATAGCTACTGAAGTCAAACTTCCATACATATCAAAAGCTACCAACTTTTCAGATCAATTTATGACAAGTATAAACTCTAGAGGAATAACTATAGGGAAATCAGATATAATTCAATATGACCCAATGCATAATATTTTTTCTGCGATGAATAGAAAAAACGCACATATCATCAATTATAAAATTGACCCGGATTTAGCGCACGAAGTCCTCTCACAGATGTCAACGAATTCAACGCGATCATTATTTTCGCTAAACGTACGTAAACAACTGCATGTAAATAACTCATTTGACACACCGACCTATGGTCAGTTAGTTGAGAGAATATTAGATGATGGTCAACTTTTGGACATACTAGGAAAATTAAATCCAAATTCTGTCGAGGAACTGTTTGGCGAATTTCTACATCGAATACAGCATCAACTACGTGAGTATTGATAGTAGTACGCTTATGTTGCAAATACATATAAAAACCC